ACTGCATCACTGGGAAAGACTTTCGAAGATCAGGGAACTAAGAAGGCTGAGACATTCGCTGGAAAGATGGATCGTCTCAAAATTGCATTCGATGAAGGTAAAGAATCGGCAGGTTCATTCGTACTCGATGCAATCACGCCGATGGTCTCAACGCTAGTCAATAACGTCATCCCTGCCGTTCAAGATTTAGCAGACAAAATCGGCAAGAACTTGAAACCTGTATTTACTGAACTGGCTACATTCTTCACGGAGACTTTCATTCCAGCGGTAACAAAGGTATGGAACTTCATTAAGGACAAACTTGCACCGATCTTCGTGGATATCTTCAAACCTGCCATCGAAGGCATCATTACAGTATTTAAGTCTCTTAATACTCTCGTTAAAGAGAATGCAGGATTCTTTGAACTTATCGGAACTGCTCTCAATGCACTGCTCAAGGTCGCTAAACTCGTTGCACCATTCATCGGCGGCGCGTTCAAGACGGCATGGAGTGGCGTGGCGAAAGTAATCGATGGAGTCTCAGCGGCAATCGGTCTCTTAGTTGATGGAATCAATCTTGCAATCTCTGCCATTAATTTACTCATCAAGGCTTACAACATCGTGAACAATTTGATTCCAGGATCAAAGGACTTGAAAGAGATTCCGAAGCTTGCTCAAGGTGGAGCAGTCTCTCCCAATCGTCCTTACATCGTCGGAGAAGTCGGAGCCGAACTATTCGTCCCTTCAAGCTCTGGACGTATCGTTCCAAATAATCAGCTTGGCGGCGGCGGTTCAACTATCAATCTGACGGTCAATGGCGCAATCGATGCCGAATCTACTGCTCGCCAGATCATCAGCATTCTGAACAATTCCTTCTATCGTGGCACGGGTGGGGCTGGAGCGTTAGTCACGCCATGACACTCTGGAATCCAGTCTGGCGCGTTACGATCCAATCGGTCGTCTATACGAACTTCACTCTGGCAAATCTGACTATCACTTCAGGGCGAACGAATATCTATGAACAGGCTCAAGCTGGTTACATCAATCTCGAACTCATCAATTTAGATCAAAGTACCGTCTCACTTAATATCAACGATTCAGTCACCATCGAATTACAAGATTCAACGGTTACATTCGTTCCAATCTTCGGCGGCACAATTACAGACTTCACGATTGCCGTTGCTAACTCTGGAACGGTGGCAGTCAATCAAACAGTCTCAATCATTGCACTCGGTGCATTGTCGCGACTTCCTAAAGCTCTCACCGATGGCACTTTGACGTCAGCTCATGACGGAGATCAGATTTACCATATCCTCAAAGAATTACTCGCATCATCGTGGGGCACGGTTCCGCCAGCTCTCACGTGGGCAACTTATGATCCAACGGTTACATGGGCAACGGCTCAACAGGCTGACATCGGTGAAATTGATCGTCCGGGAAATTATGATTTAGCGGCTCGCGGTGCAAGTCGCACGGATGTCTATTCTCTCGTTAGTGGACTCGCCACGTCGGGTCTGGGATATATCTATGAGAATGCTCAAGGGCAAATCTCTTACGCCGATTCCACACATCGAACGACTTATCTTTCGACGTACGGATATACCTATCTCGATGCAACTCAAGCTCTTTCAAATGGAATGGCGATACAGACTCGCTCTGGAGATATTCGAAACTCAATCGTCCTTAAATATGGAGTCACTTCATCGTTAGAGACGACACCATTCGAAGATGCTACATCGATCCTCAACTATGGACTGCTCGCCCAGATAATCTCAACGACTCTGAAGAATCACGCCGATGCTGACGATCAAGCCGCGTTCTATCTAACACTTCGCGCCTATCCTCAAGCGATGTTCGACCAAATTTCATTCGAGCTGACAAGTCCAGAACTGGCAAGTGATGATCGTGATTCCCTCATCAATATCTTCATGGGACTTCCACTTTCAATCTCTGGTCTGCCGCTGAATATGGTCTCGGGTGAATATCTCGGATTCGTTGAAGGTTGGACTTTCAAGGCGGCTTACAATTCCGTCTCAGTAACGGCGATACTTTCGCCACTCGCATTCTCACTTCAAGCAATGAGGTGGAATGATGTGTCAATATTAGAACGCTGGAATACCATATCGGGGACTCTCGATTGGCAGAATGCAACTCAGGTTGCGTAAGGGGTAAGAATGGCAAATCCAACAACAAACTTCGGCTGGGTGATGCCGACTGCGACCGACTTGGTCACGGATCTCCCCGCTGATTTCAACGTCTTCGGGCAGGGCGTCGATACGTCGATGCAATACCTACTCGGTGGCACAACAGGTCAGATACTTTCAAAGACATCAGGAACGAACATGGCTTTTACGTGGATCACCAATGACATCGGTGACATCACTGCGGTGAATACAACGGCTCCCCTTGCAGGTGGAGCGACAAGCGGCGCAGTTACTCTTAGCGTCACAACTGCAACAACATCGGCAACGGGTGTCGTTCAACTTTCCGATTCAACTTCAACTACTTCTTCCGTTCTTGCGGCTACTCCAACGGCAGTCAAAGCCGCTTATGATTTAGCGGGAACAATGCAGACAAAGGCTTCAACATATACAGCTAAGACTGCTTCATACGTATTTCAGGCAGGTGATGAATACAACATATTCAGCATGAACAACGCGGCAACGCAACAATTCCAAATCCCAACAGATGCGACTTACAACTTCGCAGTAGGTACGGAAATCAACGTGTTCTGGATTACTGGAGCAGGTCAGCCAACAATGGCGGCAGTGACTCCAGGAACGACAACCGTGATTTCAACAGGTGCAACAAGTGCAACGCCGAAGCTTCGTGTTGCTAACTCTGGAGCAACTCTGAAGAAATTAGCTGCAAACTCTTGGATCGTGTTTGGAGATATCGCCTAATGCCAATGCTGGGAATCATGGCAAGTCCTAATTATCCACGAATCGTATCATCCGTTGAATATCTTGTCGTCGCTGGCGGCGGCGGTGGTGGTAGTTCTACGGCAAGCGGCGGCGCTGGTGGCGCAGGTGGTTATAGAACGGCTTCAGGATTCGCAGTTGCGGCAGGTTCACCGATTACGGTGACAGTCGGAGCAGGTGGAACAGTAACGGCGGCTAGTACAAACGGGGCTAAGGGAAGCAACTCGGTGTTCTCTACAATTACGGCAACGGGCGGCGGATTTGGAGCAGGTGCGAACAATGCGGGCGGTGCTGGCGGTTCAGGCGGCGGTGGTGTTGGAAATGGTGTTTATGCTGGCGGCGCAGGAAATCAAGGCGCTTACTCACCCGTCGAAGGTTATGCAGGTGGAACATCTTTCGACGGCGGCGGTGACTATCAAGGCGGCGGTGGTGGCGGTTCTAGTGCTCTTTCCTCAACTGGTACAGGTGGCGCAGGAACAAGCTCGTCAATTTCGGGTTCATCGGTTGCATACGGCGGCGGTGGCGGCGGTGGCAGTCGTCTAGCCGCAACATATAGCGGTGGTACAGGCGGCGGTGGTACAGGCGCAAAAGCAAATTACACGAATGCAACGGCTGGAACTGCCAATACAGGCGGCGGCGGTGGTGGCGGTGCGGGTTCAACTAATTCGCTGGCAGGTGCGGGCGGATCAGGCATTGTCATCATTAGATATTCCGATGCTTTCAATGCGGCAACAGCTACAACAGGATCGCCAACAATCACCGTCGCAGGTGGTTACAGAGTTTATAAATTTACAGGAAGCGGGAGCATAACTTTCTAATGGCACATTGCGCAGAACTCATCGATAACATTGTTGTTCGTGTCGTTGTCATATCTAATGATTATGAGCCTCATGTTGAAGAATTTGCAACCGATTTATTCGGTGGAACTTGGAAACAAACTTCCTACAACGCTACCATTCGCAAGAATTTCGCAGGTATTGGATATTCATACGATGAAACTCGTGACGCGTTCATCGCTGCCAAATGCCACGACATTGCCATTCTCAATGAACAGACGTGTCAATGGGAATGCTCGATTGTCATCGATGACGTTATTATCTCAAAATAATTGGATTGCATCGAAGGATGCGTCCGAGATTCACATAGTCAGCATTCCCATCAAGGGAACAATGGTCAAGGTGCGATGCGCAAAAGCCGTCGCACCCTTGATCGCTGGATTCTGCGCTGAATTCCATGAGCTGATTGAGCCAATAGATCATGGGACTCTCGACGACTGGGGATTCAACTTTCGCATGGTACGCGGCTCGACCGACAAGCTGAGCAATCACTCGTCTGGAACTGCCGTTGATCTCAACGCCACGAAGCATCCTCTTGGAAAGTCTGGGACGTTCCCAAGCGAGAAAGTACCAATGATCCGTGCATTGGCCAAGAAATACGGCATGATGTGGGGTGGAGATTTCCGTCATCGTTCTGATGAAATGCACTTTGAAATCGCCGTAAGTCCAGCGAAAGCCGCTGAACTCATCGGGAGCCTGAAGCTAGGAGAGAAATGAACGAATTCAAAGCACTTGCTGCTTCTTGGGCAAGATCCTTCATGGCATCGTGTCTGACCGTCTATCTCACTGGAGTGACCGATCCAAAGGCTATTTCGATGGCCGGAGCCGCCTCGGTAGCGCCAGTTATCCTTCGTTGGTTAAACCCTAAAGACGCGACATTCGGCCGTAAATGACCGAAACAATCTCAGCGATCGGGTTAATCTCGGCATCGACTATCTCAGCAATTGCGGCTTTATACGCCGCCAAGTCCGAACGTAACTCACGGCCAGTTTCGAACGGATTTGCTGACGGTATCAGGGACGATGTGAGAGAAATCCGGTCGCTGTTGATTGATCACATAAAGGATCACGAACGGCTTTCGACACGCCGTTGAACACGCTCATACCTTGATATTCCTCTCAGATGCTGTCACTCTCTACATAGGGAGCTGAGATACAGACTCCCTAGATCGGGAGCAATAACATGACAACAGGCGAATTAT